TATTATTTTTTTTAATCAATATGTTGCAGAATGCAACAAAGAAAATTAAAGAAAGGAGTAAGTAATGGAGTCAGTTAGTTTAACTTATGCTAAACGAAATTACAAAAATAAATATAGCAAGTATGGTGAAAGCGCTAGTTTTGAAGATAGTATATTAAAGTATTATTTAGGCAAAGAAGAAATAACTAGTTTATATGAATATGCAACTAAAATTACAAAAGTATATTCAAGCTATACTGAACAAAGAATGCTCAATAATAAATATCAAGAATATTTAGAAAAATAAAGCAACTGCAATTGCTAAAAAAAACACAATCTCGAAAAAGGAGGGAAAACTAAATGAGAAAAAAATATTCATCTCCTCTAACTGCACAAGAAATATTAGATGTTGTTAATTCTCAATGGGCAACTAAAGATGTGATTATGAAAATTGCATGTGTTGGGGAAAGAACAGCTCAAGAAATATTTCAGGCAATAGAGAAACAGGTATTGGATTCTGGATATAAACTACCACCAAATTTAGTACCGATGGATAAAGTTGTTGATTACTTTAATATCAACATTAATTACCTAAAAAAAGTGAGTAAATAGAAAGGAGAAATAGCATGAAAAAAATTAGGTTAAGAAAAGAAGTAAAAGATTATTTTAGTGAACGTGCTGGAGCAATATTCTTTCTAGCAGTAGTAGCAATAATGACTTTTCTAGTAACAAATTACACTAATTTTGAGCAAGAAAAAAGCACTGCCGAAATACCAAACCAAACAGTGCTAAATAAATAATATTACAAAATTATTTATGAACTAATTATAGCAGAAAAATAAATAAAAATCAAATGTAAGCAAAGGAGAAGAAATGAATGGATTTACTATTTATAAAGAGTACTATGAATTGATTACTTTGCTATCTGAAAAAGAGCAACAAGAGTTGTTACTTGCAATAACAAAATACATGTTTGAAGATATAGAACCATCTTTAAATGAAAAACAAACAAAAATATTTAATAATTTAAAAAGACCTTTAGATGTATCAAAAAATAATTCAAAGAGGAGTAGAGGAAATGGAGCACCTTCTGGTAATCAAAATGCTAGAAAAACAAACCAAGAAACAAACCAAAATCAAACCGGAAAACAAACCGAAATCAAACCAGAAAATAACCCAGTAGTAAACCGAACGATAAACCAAAAACAAACACATCAAGATGTTAATGTTAATGTTATTGTTAATGTAGATGTTATTAAAGAAATTATTAATTATTTAAATTTAAAAACTAATTCTAATTATAGTTATTCTTCGGATAAAACAATAAGACTTATTAAAGCTAGAATTAATGAAGGATTTACAATAGAAGATTTTAAAATTGTTATTGATAAAAAGTATATTGAGTGGAAAGGAACAGAATTTGAAAAGTTTTTAAGACCTGAAACACTCTTTAGTAACAAATTTGAAGGATACTTAAATCAGAAACAAAGTAAAAATACTCATGATGAACAATGGGGGTTATTGAAAGGGGTATATGATGGAAAAATCAAAGTTAATTAGCGGTATGATAGCAAAATTTAAAATTGCATATCCGTATTACTTTAGAGAATTGAAAAATGAAGAGTTAATTGGAATGATATCGCTTTATCAAGAAGAACTCGCTGAATACAACGAACTCACTATTGCAAATGCTACCAAAAGCATAATCAGAAATAGTAAGTACATGCCAAGCTTAAATGAAATTATTGAAGCTTGTGAAAAAGAGAAAACTCACAAAACTAATGCAGTGATTGAAAAAATGATTAATGCAGGATATTTTAAAAGCGTGAGTGAAATAGACAAGGCTTATAAATATGTTGAAGAAGGAATTTTTCCAGCGTGGTTTTTAGAAGATATGAAGAAATATGGATATGAAGAGCATAAAATCATAGGCTATAACAACACAAAATTGTTGGAGGAAAAATGAAACAAATGACAATTTATGATTACGAACCGGACAAGCCCGGCGTAGTCACAACATATGAAACCAGGGGAGAAGCTAATGAAAAGGTTGATAAAAAAATCAGATGTTCACAAATATTAGAAATTTTAGAAGAAAAGGGCAGTCTTACTGCAAAAGAAATAGCGGTTGAGATGTGTAGGCGAGGATGGATACCTACAAGTGAAAGAAACTTTGCAAGTCCTAGATTAACGGAAATGTTATACGATGGCAGAGTTGAAACAGATGGTAAGAAGACTTGTCAGTATAGTGGGGTTAAGGTAGCGGTTTTTAAAATAAGAAAGGAAAATAAAATATGAATAATTTAATGATTTTGGGAAGAATTGAAAAATCTCCAATAATAAACGAAAAAGAAAACTGTGTAGAGTTTACCATAAAAGTCGAAAGAAATTATCGAAATAAGAATGGAGAATATGAGACAGACTTTATACCAATAAAAATATTTGGTTCTATGAAACAAGGTGTGCTTGACTATTGCAAAGAAAATGATGTCATAGCTGTAAAAGGAAGACTATCAAAACTTAGAAATGAAAAATTAGAAATAGTTGTTGAAAAGTTGTCTTATATTGCAAGTGGAAAGGACTTTCAAAATGAAAATATTTAAAAAAAATAAAGAAAAAAGTATGCAAGCTTTAATAGTTGAAATGGAAAAATCAATACTTGAAGTAAAAGAAAATGCAATAAATTATATGCTTGAAACAGAAAAAAATATAAACACAAGATTAAATTTTAAGTATAAACATCTTGAAAAATCAGAAAAAGCAAATGAAAGTATTACAAAACTTGGCAAAAAAATATCTGTTTTAGAAACTGAATTAGCTAGTAAAAATGAGTTTATAAAAAATCTATTTGAAGTAATAGATAAGCTAATAAATATTTCTGAAAAAGACAAGGACAAGCTTAAAGAAAAAATCGAAGAATTAAAGAAACAAGTCCCTACAAGAATAAGAGCTACTAAAGCCACAACACAAAAACTAGGAATAAAAAGTGGTACTAAAACTAGCAAAATTATAAAGAAAGTGAAGGAAGGATAATATGAAAGAAATAACTTTTAAAGACATACAAGAAGCAAATAAAACTATTAAAACTACTGATGTAAAAGGAAAAGACTACGCAGAGGTAAATCAAAGAATAAAAGCATTTAGAATGGTGTATCCACAAGGAACAATTAAAACTGAAATGATAAGCAATGAAAATGGGGTTTGTATTTTTAAAGCTGAGGTGTTAGACCAAGATGCTAAAGTGCTAGCAACTGGAACTGCATACGAAAAAGAAAATAGTACTTTTATAAATAAGACTAGTTACATAGAAAATTGTGAAACAAGTGCTGTTGGAAGAGCATTAGGAATGTGTGGTTTTGGAATAGATACAAGTGTTGCAAGTGCAGAAGAAGTACAAAATGCTATGGCTAATCAAAAAAAGAAAGAAACAAAAACAATTAATTTTAGAGATAGATTAGTTGAATATTGTAAGACTCAAAAACTAGATATGAATGAGATAGCGAAAACATATAAACTAAATGCAAAATCTAGTGATGACGATTTTGAAAAAGTACTTGAACTATTGAAAGGAGAACAAAATGCAGGCAGTAACAGTTGATAGAGAAAAATATATTGGTGGCAGTGATATTCCAATTATCATGGGAATAAGCCCATTTAAAACAAGATTTGATTTATTGCTTGAAAAAGCTGGATTAAAAGAAAATGATTTTACTGGGAACGAATATACTGAGTACGGAAACATAATGGAACCAAAGATAAGAGAACATTTAAATTCAACAGCAGGTACTGGTTTTGAATTTAAAGAATATAAGAAAGTAAATGGAGATATTAGATGTCATTTAGATGGTTACAATGAACATGAAGTATTAGAAATCAAAACTACTTCACAAATACATGAAAAAGTAGAAGAATACAAAGTGTATTTAGTGCAATTGTTATTCTATATGTTTAATGTTGATTGTGAAAATGGTTTGTTAGCAGTATACGAAAGACCAGAAGATTTCGATGAAGAATTTGATAGTAAAAGATTAAAATTGTTTAGCATTGAATTAAGCAACTATAAAGACTTATTAGAACAAATAAACAGTGCAGTAGAGCAATTTAGAATTGATTTAGCAAAAGTTAAAGAAAATCCATTTATTACTGAAGAAGAACTATTACCAGTTGATTTGACAGAATTATCTAATAAAATTGTAGTTTTAGAAAATCAATTAGTAGAAATGAAAAAAGTTGAAACGCAAGCTAAAGAATTAAAAGCTCAATTAAAAATGGCAATGGAAAATAATAACATTAAGAAGTGGGAAACACCAAATGGAGTAAAGATCACTTTAGTTGCGGACGGAGAAGATAAAGTAGCTAGAAAATTTAATGAGACTTTATTTAAAGAAAATAATTTAGATTTGTGGGATGAATACTGTGAAGATACTGTTCAAAAAGGTAAAGCAGGTTATGTAAAAATTACATTACCAAAGGTGGCATAGATGGATACTAGTGAGTATTATGGAGGTCTATATCCAGACCCACCTGAAGAAATAGAAGAAAATAATTATGATGAAGATTTCTATGATGAAGATAGGGATTATGAAGAAATGAAAATGGAGGAATTAGAAAATGAATAAAGTAATATTAAGCGGAAGATTTACAAAAGACCCAGAACAAAGAATGATGTCAAATCAAACAGAGTTTTCAAGATTTTCATTAGCTTGCCAAAGTAGCTTTGTAAACAAAAATGGAGAAAGAGACACAGAATTTATTAATTGTGTTGCATTTGGTAAAACTGCAGAAACAATAAACAGATACTGCAAAAAAGGTGCAATGATAATCGCACAAGGCAGAATAAAAAACAGTAGTTACGATGCTCAAGACGGCACAAAGAGATATACAACAGATGTAGTTATAGAAATCTTTGAATTTGCGGGCAGTGCTCAAAATAAAAATGGACAAGCTCAAACACAACCACAAAGCAATCCGGCATCTCAACCAGAACCAGTTTCAGACCCTTATGCAGATTTTGGCAATGAATTTGTTCTTGATGAGTCACAACTTCCATTTTAAGGAGAAAAGATATGGTGGAAAAATGGTTAGATATTCCTTGCTATGATGGTTATCAAGTCAGTAATTTAGGGAGA